GCCCCTCCAATAGATCTAAGCTCCTCATTTGGTTTTATCCAAAGTCAGGAATCTAATATCTGAGAGCACAGTTCTCTCGTTATTGGCTACCCTGGATGAGCTCCAGTCGCTATCTGTGATGGGCCAACGCAATGTCGGTCCAGTTGGCATACAACTTTTGCTGAAGAGCAATCGTTTAAACCGCTGGTAATTGCAAGTAAGGACGTCGTAGTCCTCGAACCATTTTGGCTTTTGATCGGGCTCCGCGATAAGCATCACGGACTTTCCGTTGAATCTCAGAAGGTGTGGATGTCCAATCCATACTAACTTTGTTCAATGGCGATCGATCCAATGGATTGAGTGAATATACGAAATACTTAAAATCCCTACCGAAACCACTAAAGGGAACTTCAAAAGACCGGCCCATAATAGGGCTCGGATCAATAGGGACACTATCAAAGTTTTCCGTTAACGCATATTTATTATACGAAATGGAATCCTCGGCTAGTGCCTTATCCTTAAGAAGTCTCCTTCTCTCGCTCTTTAATAGCACTATATCCCGGATTTCGATTAAGAAACCGGTAAATATTAGTATTAAAGAATCAAGGCTTGAAATTCCGATACCGGAACCATTCACCGTCGCTTTAAAACGACGAGTCCACGAAAGTGGAGCCGGATTTTCTTTATCAAAATGTTTATAATAACCTTCATTTAAAAGATTATATGTAAACACATCTGATCTAATATGATGGGCCGTACAAGAGAACCACCTTTCCAAATCTAGTAATCTAGATCGGGAAAGAGCGATCATCAAGGACGGTGTATATTCATTTTTATAGAGAGAATTCACACCAATCAGTTCTACTATGGAACCAATTAATGCTTTTGGAAGTGATAAAACATTCCGATAGGAATCATATCTCACACCGAAGTGTTCAATTACGAACCTAATAGAATGACTAGCTGGAATCATCATAACGTCACGAGCCAAACCTCTAATGAAGTTCGGAAGCATGACTGGATGTCTAAAAGCTAGGAATGCATCCCGAGGGGGAATGGCAGAGAATATCTCGCCATTGTACCACACTCTTTTAGCAAACTCCATCACACCAACAGAAGATACAAGGGATTTAGATAAATTTATCTCTACCCCAATGTCTCTCATTATCTCTAAATAGGACTCTGCCACCTCTTTATTGGCAATTACGATATCATCTCCCAAGATAATATAATCTCGGAAAGATTGATTCGCAAAACCAACATGTGAAGCTGCTAGTGCTACTATAAAATGATGAATTACGGCTAAACTTGCCCAGGAACTTAAAGCTCCCATAGGCTGTCCAGCACCATATTTCAAAAATTCGACAACGGTGTCTTCTTGTCTTTGTTTAGGACGAGATCTAAGCATATAGCTTCGATCAATTAAACAAGATTTCCAATTTTGGAATATCTTGTCTCCCCATAAAGGAGCCAATACGGCCTCATAGAACTCCATAGGAATTCGATCGGTTGCAGAAGAAATATCAAAAGAATACATTGGGAAACCAACATATTTCTTAGAGAATTTTCTAGCTACACCAATCTGATCCTTCGTTCCATCCCAAGGAAATTGAGATAATATCTTAATTAACTGGATATGAAACGGTTTAAGAGTCCATTGTGTTATAGGATCGACCATTGCAAAGACTCGGATTTTCCCTGCTGCCTCGTGCTTAAGCGCGAGTTTACCATATACTTTAGTTTGCCATCCCACGAAGAATTTGTCTACTAACCAAGGTTTGGTTTTGGACGGGTTCATCATGTATCCTATAGCTTTACGCTGTAAGAACGGATAGAATCTATTGTAAAAGGTGAAGAAACGGTAGAAGAAGTATAAATAAATTGATACTAAATAACTACCCGTTTTGAGATTTATATAAAGGAGAGAGGCATATAAATGTCTCCCTTCCTCCGAAAGAGTAAAAGCTCTTAAGGAAGTTGGTACGCTAAGAAAAGCTGATAACCCGCTAGGTGTTTTGGTCCCAGCAAAGAATGGCCAGGCCTTCTTAATCGAAGGTACCTGAAAAGCCATCCAGAACTGATTACCAAATATCCTTGCCTCTTTTAAGGCCCGGGTGGCTTGTTCTGTTGCAACCCCTTTATTAAATTCAGAAGGGTCGGTAATAGTATTCAATTTAAGAATACCAGGAATCTCTAATAAACGAAAGAAACTTAACAAAAATAGTGTAATTTGCATACATACTTTGTCTCCTTTGACAAATCCCATAAAAACGGGATTGATCAATGTAGGTAATCCAAATTTGGATATACTTACAAAAGGACCAGGACCGCATTTCCTTAATGGCTCTCCAGCCATCCAGTGATATGTGATCCGTAAAGATTCTTTGAGATAGAGTACTGTAAAAGTAGAACCATTATTCTTGATTAAGACGAAGATCTTCCTTATCATGGTATTAACCGCGATAATTAAATCGATACGTCTCAACAGACGTAGCAACCAGCCAGAAAACTGGTGCATTTCTTTTTGGTCTGTATGCCCTAAGGTTACTTTACTTGTCCAGGTTTAGTACCTGTACTCTTATTAGAATGGTCATTACCAACTTCTCCATCATCATCTCCATTAGGTGATCGATGTGGATTCGTCCCCGGATCAGATCTGGGGTTCGCTATTACTTCCAATGTAACATCGTTACTGATACACTGTTTTCGTAGAGAACGGTACTCGGTAGGAGTGAGATACTCTAATAAGTTAGAATCCAGAGGATCCAAAACTACATAAAGTTTTCCTTCTGCTCTACCCCAATCGATATCTCGATAGGCGTCCCAATGGGATCTATACCATCGTGACTGAGAAGTAATAATAACAAAGGGTCTGAATGAAGCACCTTTTAATGCAAATTGTGTGAATAACATAGTTTGTATTTTAAGTCTAAATCAAAGCCTGTGAAACCATAGGTTATGAGATAGTTTAGTCTTTAATCAGAGTCTTGTTTTAATCCATGAGGAAAATATACTGAGGTAAGGAGTTCCGGATAAAATCCTTCTTATCCCTTTCCAGGTTCTAATTTTGTAAGAATTTCTGATTGTATTAAACCCTCAATTTAATGGGCCGATACTAGGAAATATTTAATATCTTATATATTAAGACCTAATACTGAGCGACCAACCTGTCCGTGATTTCAATCACTTCAGTTTGAGTTTAGTAGAGTGGAGAGGTGAGTAAAAGGTGATCCTCTCATTGAGAGGTCCTCCGATAAGAGACGGGAGCATCTGTAGCCTGTTCCGATGGATAAGCTATCTGCAGTATACTAATAAAAGTTGCTGCATACAGATGGATACCTCCTTTCTTAAGGAGAGTAGACCCTGTAAAGAGTGGTCCGGATTAGTAATTTTTCCGGGCTCTAGGGCATTTCATCAGCCTTACCATTCAGTGTTGTGCTTACTCGAACAACACCTAGATAAGCTTGTGCCGGAATGAAGTCAATTAAGACTAGGGGATCCAGCTTAGTAAGGAAGAGTTTACTCTTCCC